AACTCGGCGGCCGACGATGCGATGTCGGGTCCGAGGCGGTCGGAGATGCCTTGGAGTTGGGCGGTGCGCTGGGCGTTCGGGTCTGGTAGCGTGATGGCTGGTGGGAGGAACGTAGAGGCGACCTCAACACGGCGCCGGCGGTCGGCGATTGCCTCCTCTGCGGCCGCTCGTTGCTCCCGCTCCGCTGCGATATCTCCGATTCGCTGTTGAATCGGGCGGCCAGTGGGGTCTCTGTCGGACCTGAGCGGAGTAGACGCGCCGATGTTTGCTGCGATCTCGCGCTCTCTGTTCTGCGAGTCGATGCCTGCCTGAATCTCCTCGCGGGCACGAATAGCGTTCCGCCTCACTAGGTTAAGGCTGCTTAAGGCGTCGGTCACGTCCAAGCCAAGTTCAGTCTGCTGCTGCACCCGCAACTGATATTGAGTGACCAGTTCTTCGGCATAGTTGAGTTGTGAGAGCAGGCCAGAGAAGCGTGACGGGTCGGGCGCATTCGCCGCCGCCTGTCGCAGCGCTGCGGACGAACGCAACTCCCTCGCAACGTCTGGATTCGTGAAGATCAGTTCGTTGCCGCGTGGACCGGCTGCCGTGAGCGCCTGCAACTCGGAGGCCAGCCGCAACTGACGCTCGAGTTGAGCATTGACATCTCCCAGCCTCTGCACCTGACCGTCCAAGGCACGCTGCGCCTGCGCGATCGCGGCGTAGTCCTCTTGGCGTGTGTTGCGGATGTTCTCCAGAATCGCGAGCAGCCTCGCGGCCTCTTCCGCCTGACGTTGCTGGAGCGCGACGATTCTGGCGATCTCGTTTCCAGAGCCAACTCGCGCGCTCGCCGGCAGGGAGCCGGCCTGACCCTGAAGCGCTGCGGCTCGCTGAAGTTCGGCTTGCAGACCAGCCTGCTGGAACCGCAACTCCTGACCGCTTGCGAGGCCGGAGACGGCGGTGCCGGCCTCGGAGAGACGGCGGATCGAAATCACCGTCTCGTCGACGACTCGCTTGTATCGCTCGTAGTCTTGGGCGCCCTTGATCGCGCCGCGTGTGATATTGTTCTGGGCAGTCGTCGCCTCGTTTTGAGCGCGCACCAACGAGCCGACGAACTCGTTCTGGATCGTTGCCGACAGGGCCGAGAACGCCTTGGCGCTTGATCCGAGCGGCCTTGCGATGTCCTCGGCGGCACCGACGAGAGCGCGAATCCTCGCCTCCGCGCCGCCAGTGTCGATGTTCAGGCGGTCTCGCGACCTCGCCTGAATCGCACGCTCCAGTCGCTGGATCGGCGTGAAAATCTGGTCGAACGACCGAGCGGCAGCCGAGTTGGCCGAAGAGAGCGTCGAACTGATCCGCTTGGCGAAGCGCTCGACGTCTTTGGCGCTGTTGTCCAGCCCGCGGCTGAACTGCGCCATGTTGATCGTGCCGACGGCGGCGATCTTGCCGATGTAGTTCGCCATCTCACGATCCTTGCGGCGGGCCGAACAACTTGGACAACTCCGCGATCATCTGCTCGTTGGACTGCGGCTTCTTTCTTGATGCCGGGATGAACACGTCCTCGTCGGGGATGCGCTTGTAGTTCCCGCTCGCAGCCATGATCGTCCGGCAGATGCGTGCCGTTTGGAGCCACGGATTTGGCAGCGGGTATATCTGGTCAAACGCTGCCCACTCGGAGAGTTCCTCGCTGTCGACGGTGTTCAGGAGTTCCTTGACGCTGCGGCCGAGCGCCAGAGCCAGCCTCAAGTAGAAGAGGCGTTCTGGGCGCTCGGCGAATCGTTTCCCAGCGCCTCCACGGCGGCCGGCGTGAAGGCGTTGAACTCCCACGCGGCGTCGAACAGGCGGTTGATCACCGCGCTCGACTTCTTGTTGAGAGCCTCCACCTCGTCGTTCGTGAAGAGGCGGTCGCCGTCTGAGTTGCAGATCGTCAGCACGAGGAACCTCGTGCGGAACGACTCCATCTTCTTGTCGGCGAACGCCTGCTCGAACACGTCGCGATCGGCGCCGCTGATGACGCGGACGCAGACGCTGCCACCCCACTCGGCGACCTCGACCTCCTTGGTCTTGATGTCCTTCGCTTCGAGTATCGCCTTCTTCGACAGGATCACGGATAACCTCCTACACCGTGGAATCGGTCATACGAAACTTCAACTGGCCGCGAACCACGTCGGCCGTTTGTGCTGTGACAGTCGCGCTCTCGAGGATCGCTCGCCGACTGACCGAGTAGGCGGAACTGGTGAACGCGAGGATGCCGTTGGTTCCTACAATCGACTGCGGGTCGGTGCCGCCGGCGTAGAGGAAGTCCACCGTCACCGAGCCGCCCGTGATCGCTCCGGTCGCGACCTGCACCGTGTACCCCGTCGCGTCGCCGACGCCTGTCATGTCCACGATCTCGGCGACGGGCGTCTCCACCTGCACGCTGGTCACCGTCGCGGCGATGCCGTTGAAGGTGAAGGTCGCGTTGTAGGGCACGCCGACTGGCACGGTCAGACCTGCACGCGGAAGGAGGCGCTCCCTCGCACCAAGTCACCAGCACTCGCGGTGACCTGCACCGACACGCACGTAGCGACGGCGCCCGTGAAGGAGAACGCTCCGGCGATTGAGATCGCCCCGGTCGCCCCGATGGCCGGCGGCGTGCCGGCGATGAACTCCACCTCGACGTTCGGCCGCTCGTCCGCTGTGCGATGCGTGATGTACGTCGGCTCGAAGTCGTCGCGTCCCATGCCCATGTGCGGGGCCGAGACCGTCGCACGCTCGGAGCCGCCGACGTATCGCACGCTCGTGGCTGCGAATGTGGCGGCTGCGAACGTGAACGTCGTGCCTTGGGACGAGCGGCCCGCCATCGCTTACGCGACGCGGAACGTCGCACTCCCAGAGACGAGGGCGCCGACCGAACCGCCGATTGACGCAGACGCACAGGTCGCGTTGCCGCTGAAGTTGATCGGCCCCGTGATCGACAGGGAGCCAGACGCGCCGGCGGTGAGGATGTTCGCTGAGATGTAGTCAACGGTGACCTCGCGGTTGGTCGCGAAGCCGCCGACGTACTCACGCCGCTGGTTCGGGCCGATGCCGAGGTGGCTGCCGTCGATGAGGTCTTGCGTGTCATTGACCTGCACGCTGGTGATCGTCAGCGTCGTGCCGCCGAACGAAAACGTCAGTCCCTGTGCCGAAATGCCAGCCATTGCCGCGCCTCCTTGCGCCTTGTTGTCTGTTTCAGTGGTCTAAGACTGCGACTCCTGCCACCTCGCCTGCCACAGTTGCCGGACCTCGTAGGCCGGAGGCATCTGCGAGCCGACGGTGGTGGGGTCGAGGAAGTCGTCCGTCTCCGACACCAACCTCATATCTTCAATTGTAACCCCAGCGAGCGTGCCAGTTCGGCCGTCCAGCGCAAGCCGGACGTCGTCCGCAAGTTCCCTCGCGGCGTCGTGGGTGAGCGCCCACGAGGCGATTTGGATGCTCATCAGCGGCAGGTACATTGGACCCGTCAGCGTCGACTCCCGGGCCACATTTGCTCGCTTGTAGACAAGGAACGGGAAGTCGGTCTTCGGCACCGCCACGGCGTAGATTCGGAATCCGACCCGCCGGGCCACTGCCGGGTTGCCGGCGAGGACTTGGTAGACGTGTTTTTCTGGCTGGAGGAGCATGGCTAGTTGCTCAGGTCGGCGACGAACTTGGTCAGGGACGCCCGCACCGCCGACAGGACGGCCTGCCGGCTGTCTCCGATGGCTCGCTCCATCGGGTGCTCGGCACGCATGGCGCCGTAGGTCTCGTTTGGCGACAGGAAGTACGGCCGCGTGCCGCCGCCGCTTGTGCGGACGAACGCCCCACGGCCGGTCCTGCGGGCCGGGTGCCGCTCGTTGATGCTGCCCATCAGGAAGTAGTACCCACGGCCCATCTGCTCGAACTGCTCGTTGTCGAAGACGAACCCGCCGTCGCGGTTCGTAATCCGCCGGAAACGCCGGTTGATCTTCTCATGGACGTTCAGGTAGGTGCGGCGATTTTGGGTGGACGGCCGGCGGCGGTCGGTGCCGAATTCAAGCAAAAATGCGTGGTTCCCAGCCCCCTTCTCCTCGACGTCCCACTCCTTGCCGGCCACGGAGTGCTGCGGGCCTGCGACGGCGATGTAGATGCCTTCGTAGGTCCGCTTTCCCTTCCGCGAGACCGTGGCCCGGCTCAGATTCCCGGTGACGCTGTTGACCTTCCCGCGGTACGAGTCGCGGACGGCCTCCATGCCTTTGATGATCGACTTCTGGAGGTAGCCGCCGGGGTCTTGCAGGCACTTGTCCGCCGCCCGCTCGAGCGCCGTGATCAGGTCGCCGATGCCGGAGATGTCGAAACTGGCGAACGACTCGGCCGCCTCGCGGGCCGTGCCGCCGCGAGGCAGAATCCGCGATGTCGTTGCGTCGAGGCGAACTGCCATCACTGCACCTCTCTGGCGAGCATCTCGAGGTACGTGCGGTTCCCGCGTTCCGTCACGCTTGCCAACTCCATTGTCCTGCCTCGCCAGACCACGCGGTGGAGGTGCGTGACATCCTCGCGATACCGGATGCGGATGCGGTGGGTGGCGATCACGTTGGCCTGCTGGGCTTGCAGGACGTCCCGGCTCGACAGGCCGTCCACCTGCGCCCAGAACGTCCCGACTGTCGTCTCCCACGAGAACGTCGACTCGCCTGAGAAACTCCGCGTCTCCGTCGGGGCGAGGACCGTGACCCGCTCGGTGTACTTGCCGATGTCGATCACGACACGCTCCCGTTCCCGAGGAGCACGATGTCGTAGGAGCCGCCGTTGGTCCCGGTCACCGTCACGCCGGAGGCCGACATACCCGTCGCCGACGGGTCGGACTGCACCGCCACGGCGCCGGCCGCCACGGTCAGGCCGGAGGCCGGGAACGGCGCCCCGGCGAACGCGAGTCTCGACGCTCCCTTGTTTCGCACGTAGTAGAGTTTCACGGCCGTGAGCGTCACGGTGACCGTGGCCCCGTCACGGACGTCCGAGAGCGTTGCCAGCGAGAACGTCTGCGACGCCCCGGAGAGCGTCTTGGTGGCACTCCACGCAAGTTGTGCTTGGTTGCCCGCCGTGCCGTTGGTCAGCGACTGGGCGTAGGACGCCGGCGTCACCCGCAGCGACGAAGACAGGTCCGTCGCCGAGGTCTCGTGGGCCAGTACCGACAGGCTGATCTGTGCCGAGAATGCCATCGCTCACGTCCCCATCGCGTAAAACTCGTACCGTTCGGAAGGCACGCCGCCAACCCGGAGGATCGATCCCCCGACGGTCGTGCCGAACCCGTCCGAGTTCGGGCACGACAAAAGCCACGCCCCCAGCGGCCGGATCGGAAACCCGCGGAGCGTCAGGCTCCCGAGGTTGACCATCGGCGAGAAGTTCCACGACGTCACGTCCTGCCGGAAGATCGAAAACTGCGTGCCGCTCCAGCCGGCCGACAAGCCGATCGCAGACGTCTCCGAGAGGTTCTTGACGAAGAGCAACTTCACGACCGCGAGGCCGCCTGTTGCGAAGTCAATCTCGTCGTAGCCGATCGCGCCGAACGTCCGCCGCTCCGCGTACACGCGGTCGCAGTCGCCGGCGTCCACGCCGATCGAGATCGGCTTCACCTCGACACCCGTCGCCAGCCCGCTCTGCGTCGTGCGACGGGCATCGACGCTTGCGCGAATCTGGGCGGTGAGTGTCATCGGTAGCCGGCCCACCCGGAGGCCGCCAAGAGCGTGTCGAACGTCTGCGGCACCGGCAGCACCTGCGAGTAGCCGGTGACCACGGGCTGCCGCATCTCGAACCAGTGTGCGACCAATAGGGCGATCGCCTGCCGGAGGATCGGCGGCGTCGAGGCACCGGAGGAGCCGTAGCCGGCCGTCCACTGCACGACCACGCTGTTCTCGTCGCCGCGAACCGCCGGCCAGACGCCGTTGTAGTTGGGGTAGATGCGGCCCGGCGTCGTGTAGCGGTCCACCTGAAAGTCGCCGGCGGCGCTCGAAAGCGAAAGATTCTGCCCTGCCTCGTTGCGGTAGGTGACCGTCACGGTCTCCGGCTGCATCGGCGGGCGGGGCAGAATGAGTTCCCACAACGGGAACACGTCATAGCGGGCCTGCCAGACCTGCGTGATGACGCTGATGTCGAGGATGTCCTCGACGTACTGCCTTGCGGCCGTGATGTACGTCTGGACGAGAGCGTCGGAGGTGTCGTCGTCGATGCGGCACTGCGCCTTCGCCTCGGCGATGCTCAACGGCTCGACCGCGGGCGGCGTGGACTGATACAGGCTCCGGTACGGCGTGAGGCCGATCGTCGGCGATCGGGGTGTGCCGTAGACAATCGTGACGCTCATTTCTTCGGCTTCCTGCGGTGCTGCTCGACGGCTCGCTCGAGCGGCGGATCGGTAGCGTCCGCGGTCTCAACCTCTGGCGGAGAAGGCCGGACCTCCTCGATCAGGCCGCGGGCGGCTAGGACGCGGGCCATCCCGTCGCCCCAGTCGAACTCTTGGCCTTCCTTGTAGTTCGCGAAGTTCTTCTTGATCCGCACCCTCATGCCACAAACCCCCACGCGCCATCCGGCGCCTGCTGGCCGCTGTTCCAGTACTCGGTCGTGTGCTGCTGAATCTTGCCGCCCTCGGTGGTGCGGCTGGGCCATGTGATCATCAGTTCGGCGTGGCCGACGCTGACGTGCGTCGCGATGCCCAGCGTGTTGCCGGCGGACTCCCACGCTCGCCAGAATGCGATGTCCTCATCGACGTGGCCGCCGGTGAACTCTCCCTGCTCGTTGGCCTTCGCCAAGAACCACGGCTTGGGCGTCTTCTTGAGCGCCGAGCACCGCAGGAACGTGCAGCCGAAGTGCGCCGTCGCGACCCGCTGGACCGGCTTCTTGAACCAGTCCTCGTCGACAGTCGTCTGCTGCTCCGGCGTCACTCCCGGCAGGGCGAACATCACCGCGTTCGCCTCCCGCTTCGTCTGGAGCGGGGCGATCGCATCCACTCCCGAGTGCATCAAGAGTGCGAGCAGCGCTTCGATCGTCTTCGACGTGAAGATCGTGTCGTAGTCGAACGTCAGGATCACGTCGTGGTTGTCCACGACGGTCTCCATCGAACGCTGGAGGCATTGCCCCCAAAACGCCCCGGTGTACTTGATCGGAGAAATGCGATGCGGCGCGAGAGCCTGCGCGACGCAGAAGAAGTTGTCCGTGAAGCCGAGGCGTGGCGTGCTCATCAGAGCAGCCACTTTGACCTCGGCTTCCACGTTGCCGATACGCAGTAGCATGGAGTGCTCCTTGGAAGGAGCGGGGGCGCCTCCATGCGCCTGCTCGGCCGTCATGGCCGTCCCGCTGTACGGGAATCAGCCTGTGACCCACTTGGCGACGTTGACATCGGCGTCGGTCGACGGGGACTCCTCGCCTCGCGACAGGAGCGCCACGACGCTGACCGCAGCGGTCACGTCGGGGGTCACCGTCACGCGGAGATACCGTTTCCGAGCCTTGCAGTCGACGTCCATCTTGACGACGGAACCGACAGAGGTGCTCACCGCAGACATCGTGAATCCGCTCGCTCCGCCCTTCACGAAGGCCGCGACGTCGCTGTAGGACGAGTTGTCGTCGGACTCTTCGATCTTCAGGACGCTCGCGAACGACGTGCCGGCGGAGGGTGCTTTCGACACGACCACGGAGGCGTAGTCGTAGTTCCGGCGGTCGACGACCATCGTGGTGGTGGCGGTCGAGCCGACGGTGACCGGGCCGCTCGTGTGGCCGACGACCTTGAGGTTCTGGCTGTGGATCATCTCTGGCGTTCTCCTGTTATCACGAGGCCGCGGACTTGAGGGCCACCACCGGGCCGACCTCGCTGGTCGATCCGAGGGAGTGGTGGTTGACGTCGAACCGCATCGTCCCTTGCAGGAGGAGTTGGTCCGTCGTGGCGTAGACCTGATCGTAGAGCCGGACGCTGAAGTCGCGGCGGCGGGCGTAGATGCTCGACAGGCCCATGTTGCCGAAGAGCACCTTGACCTTGTTCACGTCCGCACCCAGCGTGCTGTTCATCACATGCACGAGCGTGACGGGGTAGCCGAGGAACGTGTCGACCGTTCCGGCCTGCACGTTCTCGACGGTGTTGCCACCGGCGGCGTACTTCAGGCGGGCGATCGACGCGGCGTAGCCGGCCGGAGACACGAACCATCGAGCGCCGGCACGCGCGTAAATTGGCAACTTGCCCATCGCGGCAAGGAAGTCCTCGAGGTCGAGGGTCTCGAAGCCGGTGTTGCCAGCGATGGCACCCACCACCGAGGCGGTGTGCGTGCCGTCGTTGATCTTCTCGACGATGCCGTGGACGCCGCCGTAGGTTCCGAGCGTCCCGTCACCGAGCCAGCCGCATAAATCGATTTTGTACGACAGGCTCTGGGCAAATTCGGTTGCGACAGCATCTGCAAGTCCAACCACGCCCTGCGAATCCTCGACCAGTTCGGTCGACATCCGGCAGCCGACGGCGAGTTTCTTCGCCACGAGCGACACATTGCCGTAGGTCGGCTCGCTTTCAGTCACTGCCGATCCTTCGCCCAAAAAATAGGCTGTCGTGCCCGTGAGCCGTTTGGGGATCACGAGGGTGTCGCGGGTCATCGAGATGTTCTCGCACGCCGGGGGCAGCGTCCCGTAGGACTCAACCAGCCGGATCACGCGATTGGCGAACTCGTCGGGGACGAGCGCTCCGCCGGAGGCGTTGCTGTTTTCGCCCATTGCACGGCTCTCGACGCCGTGATCCTTGCACCACCGGAGGTCTTCGGAGTTCTTGAAGATGTGCGCCCGCAGCCACCGGCCGCAGCGGTAGGCGCTCTCGACGGCGTCCGGGCCGTCACCGAAGGCACGCAGGGAGGTGTGATGCGGGAGGCTGGCTCGAATCTCGACCTTCTTCTGCTCCTCGGCGCGAGCCTCGGCCTCGACGGGCGTCACGACCGGGGCGGGGGCCGCCTTCTCGATGACCTCGCGGAGTTCCTTCTCCTTCTCGGCGAGCCGACGCTCGAAGCCGATCTGGGCGGTCAGTTCGCTGGCCTGAGCGCCGAGCGCGACGAACTCCTGATTGTCCTCGGCCGAGCGATCCTCGATCTTGCCGAGTTCGGCCATGCGAGCGGCGACCGCGGCGGCCCGGTCCTGCAACTTCTTGAGATTCGACGCCATGATTGGCCTGCTCCTTGTTGAGCCGGCCATACGCGACGATGCGGCGGCCGGCGGGTGTTCCCGCTAGCGCGCCGCAGGCGTGAATCCTCACGTCGCTCGCACTGACCATCGCGACATCCATCGCGATGCTTGTATCTACTTGTAGATTAACATCAACCGTCGGTGTCGTGCAACTTAGTCCAGAGCAGAGCCTCCTGAAGCGCGGCCAACTTGGCCGCCGCATCAGTCGCATCGACGTTCACAACCGGCTCCGGCTGCTGCACCTGCTCGACCTGCTGCTCGACCTCGGCGACCGCAGGCTCAGACCTCTCTGCTTCGCGTTCCATCTGCGCCACCTTTCGTGCTGACCACACTTGCCCGGCGTCTCCAGACCACAGGAGCCACGCCACAAAACCCGGCTTTTCAGCACCCGGCGTGTCCCAGCCGGGTGACTTGCTCGCCGATTCGTGGCGTGCGAACCACGCATTCATCTCGCGGACGTGGTCCGGCGTGAGTTCCTCGCGTCGTGCGATCTTGTTCGCCCTCGCGACCGTCTCCGGCTTGAGGCCGTCGCCGCTCTTCCCCTCCTCGTGGAGGCGGAGTCCGCGTCTGGCCGCGGCGGCCATGCCGGTCGTCGGCTTCAGGTCGAC